TTCCTCGGCGACCTCTTTACGAAGCTGCTCCTCGTACACCTTCGCGGCCTTGGCGACCTGTTCCTTCTGGAACTTCTTTTTATTCGCGGATGCTTTAATATGTGTTCCGTCGATAAAAATCATGCTTGGGTCTACCATCCGGTTGTTCAGTGCTTTGTTCAAAATATGTGCAAAAATTTCTTCACTCAGCTCCGGGGGAAAGCGTTTGCAAAAGGCATAACTTACCGTTGCGAAATGAGGGATCTCGTCCAGTAGACTGTATCCCAAGAACCAACGGTATGCTATATTTACTTGTATCTCCCGGTGAGTCTGACGTAAAGACGCGATTCCAAACAAATGCTGAATTAGAACCATCTTGATCAACACTACAGGATCCGTTCCTGGACGCCCGTTGTCTGCGCAATAATATGGACTTAACCGCTCATATAGCCAGTCATAAGCTCACGCCCCGGATGCTCAACGAGTTGGTTGAGAAAATCGAAGTTTACAATGCCGAGAAAATTGATGGGGCGTGGGAGCAGCGGCTTCGCATCCATTATAACTGCGTGGGAGAAATCACAATCCCTAAAATGCTGCCGCTGCCAATTCCTGATGTGACCGTCAATACCCGGAAGGGTGTGTTCGTCAACTACGCCCCAGCAGAGATCGCCGGATAAAAACAAAAAAAGACGAGCGTTCTTACAGCTTTTCAAATGCTATAAGAACACTCGTCATGGTACACTCAGACTCCCCAAAATCGAACCCTGTCGCTTCTTCGGCGGCGGGGTTCTTTTCTACCCGGAAAGTCTTGGTTTTGCAAGAGGTTAGGTTATATGCGGTGGTGATTTTATACCCGTCAGGTTCGTCCCACACTGTAACGGAATTGACGAGTAGATCAATGAGCCGTCTGCGAAAATCTTCATCTTCGATGTTTCCATATTTGAACTGGCTCAACCAGAATACAATTTGGTCACGGTCAATCCGATAGACGAATTTTTCCTCAGCTTTGATTTCTTTGTTGAGCGTCTTCTTCTCATGTTCGAGCTGGACAAGTCGGTTCATCAATGTTTCGGAAGCAATACCCTTTTCAATGGCAGCGGTGATATTCATGATTGATTTTTCAACTTCTGATAACTGAGCGGTCAACTGCGGAATATGAGTATCGTTTATCAAATCCTGTTCACTCTGTCGAATTGCCATGTCTGCAATTTCATCAATGAGCTGATCGGTCAAAAGGTTGAGAGCGTCACGGGCTACTATCCCTTCGATATAATCTTTTTTCAAAGGCCGCTTGTCACACCCAAGTTTTCTCTTTTTGGTGTAACAGGAATAGTAGTGGTAGACCTTGCCATGTCTACCGGCTCCGCTTTCACCGTTCATAGAAGCCCCACAATGACCGCAGAACAGCTTTCCAGACAAGAGGTAATCTACCTTAGCCTTGCCCCTTGCTGGGGCTGTGGCGGTCTTAGAAAGCCGCCGCTGTACCGTTTCAAATAGCTCCTTGTCAATGATGGCGGGAATACCATTTTCGATGACAATATCTTTGTAGGTATAAGTGCCGATGTAGCGAGTATTGCGGAACATGGCCTTAAAGCTGCTGCGGTTGAACTCTGTGTTTTTGGCGGTCTTATATCCGGCAGAGTTAAACTTTCGGCAAATGTCAGCGACACTTTCACCATTGGCATAAAGAGAGAACGCTTCTTGAACGATGTGTGCGGTATCTGGATTAACGACCAGCTTATGATTTTCCACCTTGTATCCAAGGGGGATATGACCGCCTACGCTGTGGCACTTCAAGGCAGATTCACGCATACCTCTTGTGACCTTCTGCGACAGCTCGGCAGAGAAAAACTCAGCCATACCCTCTAACACAGATTCCAAGATGATACTCTCAGGGCTGTCGGTAAGGTGTTCCGTGGCGGAGAGGACTTTCACGCCGTTCTTCCGCAGACGCATTTTCATAATTGCGCTATCGTTGCGGTTACGAGCAAAACGGTCGAGCTTCCAGACGATGACATATTCCCAATTCTGCTTTGCGCTATCCGCAACCATTTCCATGAGGTGAACCCGCTTTTCCACATCTTTGTGAGCGGTCGTTGCTCGGTCAACATAGATTGCTACAATGCGGTAGTGGTTTGCTTTACAGAAGGCACGACAGTCACGAAGCTGCCCTTCAATGGATTGGTCACTTTGACCTGTGGAGCTATACCGAAGATAGAGAGCAACATCTTGATCGCCGTTGTAAAGCGTATATGGGTCTTCTTGAAATTGAGAGATTTCTTCCTCTGTCAGACAGGAGAGGTCGATTGGAAATTTTTTCATGCAAATCTCCTTTTTAGCTCCATGACTCTACCAACAAAGCGCAATCGTCCAATTTCAACACCGCCAAAAACACGGGGAGGATAGTGTGGGTTAAAAGAACGAAGGGTCACAGTATCTTCATCAATACTGATTTTCTTAACAAATCCTTCTTCGTCATCAACAATGACAACCATAAGAGTATCTGTTTCGGGAGGTGTATCCTTTTTAACCAGCACTAAATCGTGATCGTCTAAGACTGGCGACATACTATCTCCGTCAACTTGTAACCAGAAACAATCATCACAGTCATATTCGGGGTCAACTTGTTCATATCCCAATGCTTCTTGCTGAGCGATGACACCTTTTCCTGCGGACGCATGACCGAAAATAGGTCGCTTGCAATTCTTTTCATAAGGTTCGGTGGTCAAACCAACAGAGGACAAGTGAAAGAGAGGGTCGTCAGTTTCGCCTTTCAAATAGTCAGCCGTTGTTCCAAGATTGATAGCAAGAGTTTTTAAGTCTTCATCTGAAATCATGCGGTCAGGCTTTTTATCTACATCGTTCAAATAATACTTGGGGCGGTTGATAAGTTTGCAAATATAGGTGACGCTTTTCCCTTGTTGTTTGGCTAAATCTCTAATACGGCTTGTGTTCATAAGTACCTCCTTCAAAAATATCCTACTTTTTTAGGATTTGCTATTGACAATCCTACAAAGGTAGGATATACTTTGGATTGTGAACAAGAGATTTTGACAACAAAAACCCGACCCCCGAAAGGTTTTCTTTTTTCGGCGGTTGCTGTGGTCAATGGTTTAATTGTCTGGCAAGTAAATTGTACCATTACGCCCACTGGTTGTCAATAAATATTGTTCTCAATTCAAAGAAAGGAGAGGTTTTGTGAAAGAGCGTGAGAAAATTCGCTATCGCCTGAGCGTCAATCACCTGTCGTTTGCATGGTTGATTGATATGCTCCGAAAGCGGGGTATTGAAACGAACGGCCCTGTCCTGAGTGCAATTCTCGCAGGGACTCGTAACGGCCCTTCTGTGGACAAGATCATCGCTGAGTCTATCGACATTCTGGACTGGTACGAGCGGCAGATCGGCGGTGTGTCATGAGCGACAGTGCATTTGCCCCGGAAGTGCGAGGACAGGCCAAAGCGTTCAGCTCACTCCTTGCTCGATCTGTCCGAGAGTTTTTCAAGGACGAAGGGAACCGCAAGCAGTTCGAGAGCTGGTACGAACAGAAGTACGGAACACCGTATCAATGGAAACCTATGGTTTGGAGGAACAGATAATGAAAAAGGTATTTGGAGTATTGGCATTTCTCTCGTTTTTCTACCTGTTAGGTGTCGTTGGTGCGGTAGAGCAAGACACGATGACTCTTGGCGCAGGCATGGTTCGCATGGGTATCGGCCTTGGCTGCTTCTGGTTGTTCTGTGAACTGTCCGGTGCGTTTTATCCTGACCCGCCGAGAAAAAGAAAGAGCCGCTGACGGAACTGGTACTTCCATCAACGGCAAGCGTAAAAGCTCAATCTGATTATATCAGAACCTATTGTTTTGTAAAGGAGAACTTTATGAATAGCACGATTGCAAAACTCGCTGACGAGTTCGAGAAGATGGAGAAAACCATCGCTTCTCAGAAGAAGATGATCGAAACCCTTATGCCTACGGGCTATGTTGATACCGATACCGTCAAACTTCACCTTAACTCTGTGTATGGTGTCATGTTCGGCGGTCGCCCCTCTCCGAAGCGCTGCAAGCTGGAAGACTGTTCTTGGGACGAGATCAATATGTATTCTTCCTTCGGCCTTGCCGACAAGATGTTCGAGGTCGGTGATACCAAGAAGTTCCGTCTGGCTGACGGCTCCTACCTGACTGCCCGTATCATCGGGTTCAACCATGACTACGCAAGGGACGGCAGTCTGGTTCATATCACTTTTGAGACTGTGGAAACCCTTGACGGTGACATTCCTATGAATGAGAAGTCTACCAACGAGGGCGGCTGGGACGCTTCCTATCTCCGTGCCAAGCTCAACGGCAACTTCTTCGAGAAGCAGCTTCCCGCTGATTTGAAATCGGCCATTAAACCCGTGGTGAAGATGACCGCCAAGAGCAGCAAGAACGAAGTGCGGGTTCCTTCCGTTGACAAGCTGTTCGTTCTTTCTGAGCAGGAGGTCTTCGGTCGCAAGATTTATTCCTGCGGTTATGAGGGTAAGTGGTACGAGTGGTACAAGCGAGAGAACACGCCCTATGGCAAGTGCAAGCAGAATGGTGCGAACTACTGGTGGGAGCGTTCTCCTCTTTCCGGCAACACCAACTATTTCTGTCCTGTGTACAACAACGGCAGCGCCGACATTACCTCCGCCAGCGCCTCCTTTGGCGTGTCCTTCGGCTTCTGCGTTTGATCGGGTATCTCGTAAATCCCGCCCCGTCAGGGGCGGTGAAAGGAGTGAAAACATGAATGTCAATCGCAAGGTTGGCACTGGCTTTGAAAGAGACTTATGCCTGAGCCTGTCGGGTTGTGGCTTTTGGGCGCACAATCTCGCTCAGAACAGTCAAGGTCAGCCGTTCGATGTGATTGCGGCTCGAAACGGTGTCAGCTATCCCATTGACTGTAAGGATTGTTCCAAGAACATTTTCAAGATGGAGCGTATCGAAGAAAACCAGTTTTCCGCTATGACGCTCTGGAAAGATACCGGGAATGGAGAAGGCTGGTTTGCAATCAGGTTGATAACTGGTGAAGTTCGGTTTATCTCCCTTTCTACGCTTTTGGAATTGTCCGTTTTGCGAACTGTGCTGACTGCCAACGATATTAGGCGATACGGTATCACACTCGGAGAGTGGGTGTCCCAATGCAAGTAACTGTTGGTAATCAGCTCCGAATTGAAAACCCGTCTGAGCAGTTGCTTACATGGTGCAAGAAGCAGCTTATCCTTCCCAATCCTGAGTACGCCAAGAAAGTCCGTATGCACTTTTGGGTAGGCAACACGCCTGAGAAGTTGTACCTGTTCCAATGGGACGGTGACACACTGGTTCTTCCCTATGGTTGTTTGAACAATGTGTTGGCGATGGACGATTGTCACATGAAGGTCAATCTTCCTACACCGACCGAGGTGGATTTCGGTTGCACCATTCCGCTCTATGACTACCAAGTGGAAGCCAAGGAAGCCCTGATAACTGCCTACTACGGTATTCTTCAAGCCCCTGCGGGGTGTGGTAAGACGCAGATCGGAATTGCTGTTGCGGCGGATACAGGACGAAGAACCCTCTGGTTGACTCACACGAGAGATTTGCTCGTACAGAGCAAAAGCCGAGCAGAGCAGTACATGAGTCCTTCTCTGACTGGCACGATCACCGAAGGTAGGGTTCAAATAGGTAAGGCAATTACCTTCGCAACGGTGCAGACCATGTGCAACCTCGATCTGAGCCAGTACCGTGATGTTTGGGATTGTATCATCGTGGACGAGTGTCACCGTGTAGCAGGAACCCCAACCGCTATGACGCAGTTCTCAAAGGTGCTGAACGCTCTGGCAGCTCGACACAAGTATGGCCTGTCCGCTACGGTTCACAGGGCAGACGGTATGATTGCCGCTACCTACGCTCTGCTGGGCGGGATTGCCTATCAGGTGCCGGACGAAGCGGTGAAAGACAAGATTATGACCGTTAGCGTTCTCCCCCGTGCCACCCATCAAGGACTCAGCCGTGAGTTCTTGGACACGGACGGTACAATCATTTACGCTAAGTTGGTCAATTTCCTCGCTGACCGTTATCCTCGAAATGACCTGATTGCCGCTGATCTTGTGGCAAACCGAGATCACTACAATCTCATTCTCTCTGATCGGCTGACGCATTTGGAAACCCTGATGAATAGGCTTCCGCCCGACCTGAGAAAACAGGCAGTCATGATTGATGGGAAGATGACCACGAAGAAAGCCAAAGCTCTCCGAGAACAGGCCATTGAGGAAATGCGACAGGGGCGCAAGCGGTATCTGTTCGCCACTTACTCTCTGGCGAAAGAGGGGCTGGACATTCCCCGGCTCGACCGGCTGTACCTGACTACGCCGCAAAAGGACTATGCTGTGATAACTCAGAGCGTTGGTCGTATCGCTCGTACCTTCGAGGGAAAGGGTGAGCCTATTGCCTACGATTATGTGGACGATGGTATCCAGTACCTCGTGAGAAGTTATAAAAAGCGGTGTACCACCTACCGCAAGTGTGGTTGTAAATTCATCGAATAGGAGGTGTCGAAGTGAAAGTTTTGGTCGCTTGTGAAGAAAGTCAAGCGGTTTGTACTGCGTTCAGAGAGAGAGGTCACGAAGCCTACTCATGTGATATTCAGGAACCGTCAGGCGGACACCCCGAATGGCACATTCTCGGTGACGCTCTCGAAGCCGTTAAAGGCGGGAGCGTGACTACGATGGACGGACAGGTTCATGTCGTTGGTAAATGGGATTTGCTGATTGCACACCCGCCATGTACTTACCTAACCAATGCCGGAGCAAGACACATTTGGAAAGGCGGTCAGTTGCAGCCAGATCGAGTGCAAAAGGGCATTTTGGCACGAGATTTGTTTATGCGTTTCTGGTATGCGGATATTCAGAGGGTGGTTATTGAAAATCCAGTTCCTTCTAAGATTTTCTGCCTACCTGAGTATTCTCAAATTGTTCAGCCTTTTCAGTTCGGACACGCCGTAACTAAGAAAACCTGTTTGTGGGAAAGAGGGGTGCGCCCCTTGGAGCCAACAAACATCGTGGAACCGGTTAAGGGACGAAAGATGGTTTTGAAAAACGGAACTGTCCGCTACTCCTGTTGGGAAATGGATTGCGGTGGAAGTAAGGAGGAACGGGCGAAAGCTCGAAGCAAAACTTTCCCCGGTATTGCAAAGGCGATGGCTGACCAATGGGGAGGTGACGTCGGCAGTCATGGATAATCTCTTTATCTTCGACTGCGAATAGCAGTCTTTCAAGATGACTGGCTGTTCGTGTTCAAGCACAGAGGTACAGGTGAATACACAGTCATTCACAACGACAATGACGCAATCTGGCAGTTTCTTCGAGAGCAACCACTTCTCTGTGGCTTCAATAATAAGGCGTATGACAATTTCATTCTGAAAGCTGTTGCCGCTGATTGTACGCCGCAGGAAGTAAAAGCTCTGAGTGAATACCTCATTGATGGTGGACAGGGCTGGCAACACCCTCTTATGCGGGGCAATCCCGTATTCGTGACCTCGTTTGATATTCGTGACGATATGTACGAGGGTCTTTCGCTGAAAGCCTGTGAGGGTCATTTAGGAATGTCGGTGGTTGAAAGCTCTGTGCCGTTTGATCTTGACCGTCCTCTGACCGATGAAGAACTGGACGAAACGATTTTTTACTGCAAGCACGATGTTGACGCTACCGAGAAATTGGTAGACCTCAGACAATCGTATTTGCAGACAAAGATTAACCTCGGTCGCAGAGTGGGTATCTCGGACGAAAAAGCCCTGTCCTGTACCAATGCTAAGCTGACCGCTCTCATGTTAAACGCAAGGCGTAGAGAGTGGAATGATGGTCGAGATTATGTCTATCCTCCACGGTTAGATGTGTCCATTATCCCGCAAGAGATTTTGGATTTCTTCGACACCATTCACGACAAGTCAATCCCAGACGAAGTTCTTTTCAAAACCGCTCTGACCTACAAGTTTGGCGATTTCCCTTGCCGGTATGCGTGGGGCGGCGTTCATGGCTCAGTTAAAGGGTATCACGGCAAATCCACGGTGAAACGGGTTATCCAAAACCGAGATGTTTCTTCACTGTACCCCTCGCTATTGGAATTGTTCCAGTATCTTTCCCGGAATGTGCCTGACCCTCATGTGTTCTACAATATTCGCAAGGAACGCATACAGGCCAAGCATGACGGTAATGACCAGTTGGCGAAGGACTTGAAGCTCCCGCTCAACACGGTGTCGGGGGCGCAGGAGAACCGCTACAACGACCTCTACGACCCGTTGAAAACCCGTTCTATGCGAATATCGGGACAGCTTTTCCTGACAATGCTGCTTGTTCAGTTGCTTCAAGCGTGTAAGTCAATCGTCCTGCTGAACTTCAACACGGACGGTCTAATGTACGAGATTGACGCTGACGAGGTTCCCATTGTAGATAGCGTCTGTGCGGCGTGGGAACAGACCACAGGGTTTGAATTGGAACTGGACGAGATTGACGAGGTTTGGATTAAAGATGTCAATAACCTCATTCTCCGAAAGACCAACGGCAAGGTCAAGTCAGTTGGCTCGTATGTTAGCTACGGCGCAACCTCGAAAGGTGCATGGCAGATCAACAATTCGATGGTAATTGTCAAGAAAGCCCTGATTGACTATTTCACGAAAGGCGTTCCTGTTCGAGAAACAATCATGAATAGCAATGACATTATGGATTTTCAGATCATCGCAAAAGCAGGTTCTTCCTATGACGGTGTTGTTCAGAAGATAGGCAATCGTGAGGTACAAGTCCAGAGAGTCAACCGTGTGTACGCCGTAGACCCGTTCAAAGATCGCCAATGGTTCGGTACGCTTTATGCGCTGCAAGGCGAGAGCTACAAGAAAATTGGCAATATCCCCGATCATTGTCTGGTAGACAACGACAACCATCTATCCTTTGATGAAATTGACCGAGAGTGGTATATCGCTACAACCGAAAAGAGAATTATGGACTTTCTCGGAGAGAAACGGCGAAGAAACACCCGTAGAGTCAATTCCATCAAGAAAAAATTATTAGAAATGTTGGAGGTATAAATATGGCTACTACCAAGAAAGCCGCTGAAACTGCGGCGGTGGATTATTCCACCATGAATGTATTCCAGAAGTTGCAGCTTGCCCGTGTGCGCTTCCTCGAAGCTGGCGTGGACAAGAGCGGCAAGCACATGAAGCTCGAATATAAGTATTTCGAGCTGGCGGACATTGTTCCTAAGGCCGAGCAGATTTTTCTTGAAATTGGTCTAATGATGGTTCCGTCCATGTACGGCGACAAGGCGACCGCTCGTGTCTACAATGTCAATGACCGTGAGGACTACATTGACTTCGTGGCACCGTACACCCCCATCGCTCCTATCGTGTCCAACGCTGGCAATCAGGTTACAAACGAAATGCAGGCGACCGGCAGCTCCATTACCTACATTCGCCGCTATCTGTGGCAGCTCGTTTTGGACATTGTGGAGCATGACAGTATCGACAGCGGCGAGTTTGATACGACTCCCGCCCCCTCTCCCACCGTCACGAAGAAGCCCCCTGTGACCACTGAACAGCGTCAGGAGATCAAGAAGGAACTGACCGGCGCTCCTGCTGGTGCGGCTACCGAGGAACAGGTCGGTACGCTGAAAAGTCTGCTGAAAAAGCTCATGGATATTGACGCAGAGCAGGAACAGTTCGTGCAGACCATCGCTATGAAGACGGAAGGTTTCTCCAAGATCGAAGCCGACAAGTGTGACGCTCTGATCGAGGGCGTGAACAATATGCTGGCTGGCTACGAAATGAAAACGGCAAAGGAGGGGTAATCATGGCAATCATGCTTGGGAACCTTAATATGTCAAGCATTGAAGCGAGATTGGGTATTACTCTGCAAGAGAAAGATCGGAATACTCTCAGCTCCATGCGACAAGATGATGCACAGAACATTCAGCCGGGAAAGTGGCATTGTTTTGACCTCCCGTTCATGATTATGTGCGGAGATTTGGGAACCGCTCAAAAGGTTTGTGAAATCCTCCGCCCTTATTCAAATTCAATGAAAACTCAACTGCAAATCAGTTGGCAGAAAGGAGAAAGTGAAAATGGAATGGCTTGACGGCAATAAAATCCAGATTATCCCTCCCAAGCGTCCTAAGAAGCTGACGGGTACTCGCTTTGCCACTATTCTCGGTCTGAACCCGTGGTCTACGCCGTTCGAGATTTGGTGTGAAGTGACCCGTACCTATCAGAAGCCGTTCGAGGACACGATCTACACCATCGCCGGTAAGACCATCGAGCCTAAGCAGGCTGAGTACATGAAGCAAACCTACTTCATGAGCAATCTGGTCACGCCGACCGACATTTGGGGCAAAGACTACTTCCGTCAGACCTACGGTGACTTTTTTAGGGAAAGCCCCGTTCTCGGCGGTATGTGGGACTACTTGCTCTATGGTAAAGATGGTAAGCCCACCACCGTCCTCGAAATGAAGACTTCCAAGCGTGTCGAGGACTGGAAGGACGATATTCCTGAGTATTACGCTTTGCAGGCGGCGTTGTACGCTTACCTTCTCGGCGTGGACGAGGTTATCATGGTCGCTTCCTTCCTCGAACCCAAGGATTACGACAATCCTGAGAAGTTTGTGTGCAGCGGTGAGAATACCATCACTCGTCCCTTCAAGGTGTCTGAGCGGTATCCTGACTTCGAGAAGAAGTATGTGAAGCCTGCCCTGAAATGGTGGAAGGACTATGTGGAGAGCGGCATTTCCCCCGCCTTTGACGAGCGCAAGGACGCTGAAATCCTGAAAGCTCTCCGCACCAACAACCTGTCCCCTGAAACGGATATGGCGGCGCTGGTCAAGGAAGCCGAAGACCTGAAAGTCAAGCTGGACGCTCACGCCGCTGAGGTGTCTGAGGACGAGAAGCGGTACAAGGTCTTGACCGACATGATTAAGAAAGCCGCAATCGCTCAGTTCCGTGACGGTGACAAGAAGGTGTCTATCGCTGGTTCTGCCTATAATTGGGAGGTCAGCCGTACTTCCACCTCGAAGATCGACAAGGACGCTATGAAAGCGGACGGTATTCTGGCGAAGTACACGACCACCGAGGACAGCTACCGCATTTCCCCGAAAGCCTTGAAAGAAGGTGCGTGAAATGGCGCAGAGTATGCAGAGATTGAGCAAAGATGATTTGCTCAAACTTCTCGACCGGTATGCCGATGACGATTTTGTTGGGGTTTTGTTCACAGCAGCTCGTGATATTCACTCCGACCAGTCCACCATCTTCGTATTCTATGACAAAGTAACGGAGGTTTAATTATGAAATTTTCCAAGTTCGTGAAGTCCCTCGCCCCTGATGGCGGCGCTATCTATGAGTACATGGACGAACGCTGGCTTGCTTCCCCGTCCGTACTTATGCTCATTCCCGATGGTATCCGCAGCGTGACCGGGTATAGCAACGAGAAAATGCCTGACGGCATTGGTCGCCTGATTTCTCAGGTCGGTTGCACCGAGTACGCCACGCTGGTCAAGGCAATCATGCCTGAGCCGGACGGCGCAATCAAAGATTGTGTCCGTATCTTCGCCACGCAGGACAGCACCATGACCTTTCCCATCACCAATGATGACTGGTCGCTGATCGAGAAGTCTGACTTCTGCGAAATCTTGTACGCTTACGATCTGGAAAGCGACAAGAGCGTACCGAAAGCCCTGCTGGTCAAGCAGTACGCCAAGTACCCCGATGACGAAGACCAGTTGGTCGGTATCATCTTTCCCTGCGAGTACACAGAACAGCTCAATTTCCACACCATAAAAGAAGTATGAGCGTTTGTGGTGGTTGCCCCATCTATTACAATGAATATTTCGGTGTTTATTGTGGAGGTGGGTGCTTAGGTCAAAGCGCTTGTGCCGAAAACCTAATAACTCTCGTTGCTAATATAGCAGACACTATTACAAGATCAAGAAAGGACGATAAAACAATGGCTAAAATCGGACTCACCGAGGGTTTCACCCTCATTCCCGAAGGTACTCATATCTTTCAGATTACCGATGTGAAGTACAAGGAAGACTTCGGCAAGCTGGAAATCTATATGCAGACGCAGACCGGCAGTAAGCACATCGAGCGCTTCTCTCTGCTGAAATCCGATGGCTCTCCCAACGAGGGTGCATACAACGCTTTCAGCTACTTCGCCAAGACTGCCCTCGGCAATTTCGACCTGACCGAGATCGACCACACTGATCTGATTGGTCACTTCATCGAGTGCGATGTAGAACATGATGTTCAGGAGAACAAGAAGAAGCCCGGACAGAGCATTACCTTCGTCCGTCTGACCGATAAGCGCCCCTCTGAGGGCTGGGACGGCGCTGGCAATACGGTTACTACCCCCGCTGCTAAAACCGCTCCTGCGGCTTCTCAGGCCGCTCCTAAGACCCCGATGGATTTGGCGGCTCTCCTTGGCTGATACCGAGTGCGAGGGAGGGCTAATTTGAAAGGCTCTCCCTCGCCAATGGTATGTTGAAAACTATGTTGAAAGTGAGGATAAGCTACAATGGCAGAAGCCTATATTTGTTCGCTCTCCAAGGTTCAGCGCCACGCTGAAATCTGCAAGGAGATCAACAGGCTCTATGAGCAGAAGAACCATGACTACGGTGACAGCTTCCACCAGACCTTTGTTGAAGAAGGAATGGCGATGGCTCGTATCCGTTTGGGCGATAAACTCAGCCGCTTTAAGACTCTCTCCCGTGGCTGTGAGCAGAAAGTCAATGACGAGTCTATCCGTGACACCCTGATTGACCTTGCCAACTACGCCATTATGACGGTGCTGGAAATGGAGGTAGCGGAAGATGTTGCAAATTAAAACCATTCGGAACCGTCTGGACAATCCCACCCTCTTTGACGACGAAGTAAATGCGGCTCTGCGTGATGGGTGGACTCTGAAAAAGAGAACCGTTCTGCGGCCTATCGGCCAGTCCGAGTCCGTCTATATGCACACGATGTTGTATGCAGAGTTGGAGAAGGAGGTCGCTGACGATGACGCTGAATGAATATCAGGTACTCGCCTATCGAACGACCAACCATGAGCTGACCAATCAGGGACTTATCGAAAATGGGGTCATGGGTCTATGTGGCGAAGCTGGTGAGTGTATCGACCTCGTGAAAAAATCCTTGTTTCAGGGTCACGACCTTGACCGTGAAAAGCTCATTGACGAGCTGGGCGATGTTCTCTGGTACGCCGCACAGTTGGCAACCGGATTAGATGTGGGCTTAGATGTTGTGGCACAGTACAACATCAATAAGCTCAAAGAGCGTTACCCTGACGGGTTCGACAGCGAAAAGAGTATTCATAGAAAGGAGTACGAAAATGTCTGACTGCTTCTCCAAATCCGAAGTGACCGATTTTCTAAACTTCATGAAGCTGCCTGACGGAACCTCTGTTGTTTCCGATGGCATGATGAAGTACCTGACGGCTTACGGCTTCTTTACCGCCCCTGCTTCCACCAAGTACCACGGCAATTACGAGGGTGGTCTTTTTGAACACTCCTACACGGTAACGAAGTTCCTCCTGACACTCACTCAGGACAATCACCTGATCTGGCGCAAGGCTCGTTCTCCCTTCATCGTGGGTATGTTCCATGACCTATGTAAGATCGACCAGTACCGCCACCCGGTAACAGGCCACATTGAAGAATTTAATGGTGGGCGCACACCAATCTATGACGAACAGGCGTGGGAGTACAATCCCGACACCCTTCTGAAAGGTCACGGCGATAAGTCCGTCATGCTTCTCTCTCAGTTCTACACGCTGACTGATGAAGAAATCATGTGTATCCGCTACCACATGGGCGCTTTCACCGACAAGTCTGAGTGGAATGACTACACCAGAGCAGTCAGCCAGTACCCGAATGTGCTGTGGACACACCATGCGGATATGCTGGCAAGCCATGTTGCGGGGGTGTGAAGTATGTATATTCCAACGGTTTCTTTCGATTTCGATGGCGTAATTCATTCCTACCGAAGCGGGTGGAAGGGTGCCGCTGTTATCCCCGACCCTCCCGTGGAAGGGATTAAAGAGGTCATTGAACAACTCATAAGCGATGGTTTATGTGTGGTCATCTGTTCTTCTCGTGCGGAGTCCTTTGAAGGACAGACGGCGATTGCTGAATGGCTAAAACACTACGGGTTCCCGATGGTGCAAATTCAAGCGAAAAAAGTTCCTTCCATCGTTCATGTCGATGACCGTACAATCTGTTTCGATGGTAGAGCAAACCACCTCCACGAACAGATTATCAACTTCAAACCTTGGTATGAAAGGGAGTCTGAAAGTGAAAATCATTGAACCTTCTGTGAAGCTTATCAACGCTCCCGATTATAAGACCCTTCTGACCACTATCGAAGCCGCAGGGCGCACTTGCTACAAGTCCGAGGACAAAATCACAGACGGTAGCGCAGAGAAGTTCGTCCGTGGCATTATCAAACGGGGCCACGAGGCTGTCATTGAGCATGGCTCTCTCACTGTCCGCTTCATCTGCGACCGGGGTGTGAGCCACGAGATCGTTCGTCACCGTCTGGCTGCGTTCTGTCAGGAGTCCACTCGGTACTGCAATTATGGCAAGGAGGGTTTCGGCGGCGAAATTACCGTCATTCGTCCCTCAACCTTCGCCAAGACCGACTCGACCTACCACATCTGGAAACGGTCGTGTGAACACGCTGAGGTCGCCTACTTCGATCTGCTGAACGAGGGCTGCACCCCGCAGGAAGCTCGATCTGTCCTTCCGAACAGCCTGAAAACCGAGGTGGTCATGACCGCTGACCTCAGAGAATGGCGGCATTTCTGCCGTATGCGCTGTCCCGTAGCGGCTCACCCCGATATGCGGGTCGTTGCCAATATGCTCCTGACCCTGCTGAAACAGACCTATCCTGTCTTCTTCGAGGACATTGAGGTATGAGAATTAAGAAAGCTGGCGGCAAGGTGTTCGGTGCGGTCTTAACTGCCGCCGAGAGAAAAGCGATGGACATGGAAATCAATCGTCAGATCGTGGAAGCCGACAGGCGCTACGCCAATGACATTGACGCTATGGTGCTTTACACCCTTCATGTTCACCTTGGTTTCGGCAAGAAGCGCCTGCGGAAGTTCTATGACGCTTTCTCTGCCGAGCATGACCGCCTTATCCAGTATTATCAAATGCCTGACGATTACACATGGCTCTGTAAAGAAATGTTGAAGCGTATCGGCGTTGATGTTGAAGCGTGGAACAAAGAAAGGAAAGAACCCGATGAAACTGAAAAGCATTGACGGCAAAGTGCCGTATATCATGGCTGCGGGAAAGGACTTCGTGAAAGATGAAATGTCGCTGGCGGCGGCAGAGCAGATTTGTTCCCGTGGAACGCGGACCGCCAGCAAGCTCTTTCCCGATTTCCCCATCTGCGTAGATGACAAGTTCTATTTTGCTGGAACCTCGACAAAGCCCAAGTCCAGCAAAGCCAAAGCCCCTTGCGAGGACTGAGGTTTTCAATCTTCCTGTGGTTCGTCACCGTTGTCGCTGTCCTCTGTCTGAAATTACCCACGGTTGAGGTTGAAGAACCTTCTCCCGTTGTCGAGGTGGTAGAGGTAGTCACCCCGGAGCCAGAGCCGGAGGTGACACCTCAGCCGTGGACAGACGAGGAAGTGATTGTGCTGGCGAAAATGCTATGGGGAGAAGCCAGAGGGGTCAGCTCTGACGCTGAGAAAGCGGCTTGTGTGTGGTGTGCGCTCAACCGTGTCGATCATGGCTACGGCGATATTATAACGGTCGTAACTACACCTAAACAATTCGTAGGGTATAAAGAGAAAAATCCGGTCGATGACAATTTGATTACTCTCTGTATAGATATACTGACTCGCTGGTATGCAGAGAGAGAAGGTCAAGTTGAGGTCGGTCGTGTCCTCCCTGCGGATTACCTGTGGTTCTCTGGCGATGGCGAGAGAAACCACTTCCGCAACGCCTATCGTGGCGGCGATAGATGGGACTGGTCTTTACCGAGTCCGTATGAAAGCTGAGGTAAGCCTATGAGCTATTTGAATATACCCGCTGAGATTCGAGGGGAAAAGGCATGGGTCAATGTGTGGGACGGGTCAAAGGTTCCCATGCAGGCCACCGTCAGAAAGGCGGCTTCTTCGTCTAACCCGGACACATGGTCAAATTACATTGACGCTGAACACAATGTCCAGCACGGCTACTATGACGGTCTTGGCTATGTATTTCACGATACAGGGGTTGTAGGTATCGACATTGACGATGGCTTTACTGATGGGCTTCTAAACCCGCTGGCGGCTGACATTATCGGTCATTGTCAGTCCTACACGGAAAAGTCAAGAAGCGGGAGGGGGGTTCACATTCTCGTTCGTGGTGAGCTGCCTTTCAAGGGTAAGAACAACCGTGCCGCCGTGGAGATTTACAAGAGCAATCGGTACTTCATCATGACCGGCGAGGTTTTGATCTTCTCCGAGATCGTTGAAAACCAGTCAGCGATTGACTATGTGATCGAGAAGTATTTTCCCGACACACCGAAGGAAAGTAGCTCAGGTACGGTTGCCCCTCAGCGTATCTATTCTCCCATCTACCGCCGCCCTGAAAACGGCAAGCTGCATTTGAAGCCTGAATACCCGCCTATCACACCGGGAAGCCGGAACCTCAGCCTGACTTCTTTGGCGGGTCAGCTCCATAACCAAGGATACACCAAAGCAGAGATTTACAAAGAACTGTTGTACGCCAACTCCCAAGCCTGCAAACCCCCGCTTCCGCAGTCCGAGGTAGAGTTAATTGTAAACTCTGTGACGAGGTATAGACGATGAGTGCTATCGAGTGTTGTTACGGTTGTCCTGACAGGTACGCTGGCTGTCATGCAAAATGCGAGAAATACCAGTGTGAAAGAGAAGAACATGAGCGGCAGAAAGAGTTGGAGAAGCGCCAAAAGGCACAAGAGATGTACTACTATGACCGCTTCAAGTATTGGAGGTAATTATGAAACCATATCAGCGTGGCGATGTTGTCATCATTGATGTTCCCATGCTTGCCAACAGTCATATTCAGGCTGGTAAGCGTCCGTGGGTGGTTGTGCAAAACAATGTTGGCAATCAGTTTTCTTCCACCAGCATTGTCGTTCCCCTGACCACTAAAATCAAGCGGCTTGAGCTGCCGACCCATGTGGCTGTCACTTGGGGTTCTTTACAGCCGAGCATGGTTGAGTGCGAACAGGTGCGTGTCGTAGATGTGTCCGATGACTGGGAATACATCTGCACTTTGCCGCCTGAGATCATGCGTCATGTGGATACCGCTTTGAAAAACGCTTTCTTCTATGGGAGGGGAGGGGATGTAGATAATGACAAAACTTGAATATGACAGTTTGCAGATGGCGCTATCTGCCCTACTTGATAAAGAGCGGATATATCGCAAACGTATAAGCGGTAGTGAACAAGACGGTTATAAGATGGGTGTCCGAGCTTGTAAAAGCGCACTTTCCAACTTTAACCCAAACGGAAAAGACAAGAGAGGTGAAATCCATGAGTGATGAAGTTATGACAGCTCCCGAAGAACAGGCTCTCTTTCAGCTCTCCAACGGTCGTTACATCATGGACGAAGCTCAGTCCAGAGTGATGTTCCAAATCAAGGAAGCACAGCCTGAGCATAGCCACCCGATCAGTGGTACGGGGTATTCGTGGGACGAGTCCGGCATGGCGGAGTTGTTCTCCGAGTGCTACAAGAATGATACCCGCTACTGCCCCGAAGCGAAAAGCTGGTTCACCTACTCCGAGGGAGCATGGCGCAAGGATACGGGTTCTCTGCTGGTAGCGGAAAAGATCAAAGAATTCTGCCGCCTGATGGCTCTCTATTGCGGTGAAATCGCCAATGAAGAACGCCGCACCGAGTACATGAAGTTCATCGTAAAGATGGGCGACAGGCGCTTCCGTGACCGGCTGATGAAGGACGCTGCCAGTGTGCTTCCTATCGCTTCGGCGGAGTTTGACGCAAACCCCTACCTTATCAACTGCAAGAACGGCACTTTCGACCTCGAAAAGATGGAGTTCCGGGAACATGACTGGAAAGACTTCCTGACCATGCAGACCAACTTCAACTACACCTTGCAGGACGCACGGTGCCGCCGCTGGGAGAAGTTCGTTGCAGAGGTCACTTGTAATGACGAAGACAAGGCTGACTATCTGCAAAAGGCGCTGGGGTACTCTATGCTGGGTATGGCGAACGAAGAATGTATGTTCATTCTTCACGGCAAGACCACTCGCAACGGCAAGTCCACCATGCTCTCGGCAATTCACCACCTTCTCGGTGACTATGCTTCCGTATCCCCCGTGTCGATCATCTGCAAGGCAGAACGGTCGAAGAACGCCGAAGCAGCAAACCCCATGCTGGCTTCCCTGAAAGGTAAACGGTTCGTCACAATGGCAGAGAGCAACCAGTATGGCAAGCTGGACGAGGAAACAATCAAGCAGCTCACGGGTGGCGAGGAAATCAAGGCTCGGAACCTCTATGAGACTGCTACAACCTTCCTGCCGCAGTTCACCCTTTGGCTCTCCTGCAACGATCTTCCCACCGTCAGCGATAAGTCCCTGTTCGCTTCCGACCGTGTTCGGGTCATTGAGTTCAACCGTCACTTCACCGAAGCGGAACAGGACAAGAACCTGAAAAATGAGTTCCAGACGCAGGAAGCTATGCAGGGCATTTTCGCTTGGCTGGTCGCTGGGTACTTCAAATACAAGCGGTTCGGTCTGAAAATGTCTCCCGCTATGCGGAAGGTAGTCAACCAGTACGAGCGTGACAACGATCTTTGCTTGCAGTTCCTCGAAGAACGCTGTGAGCAGGCCGAGGGAGTCAATACCCGCTCGAAGTCCCTGTTTGACGCTTACAAGATTTGGTGCAAGTCCAACGGGTACTTTGCCTGTTCTGCCAAGCGGTTCAACGCCGACATGGAAACGCACCCTGAGTGGCATGGCGGCAAGGTCGTGTATCAGGGCTACCCCGTCTACAAGAACCTCAGACTGAAAGGAGCGTCCTAATGAACCGTTCATGTAATTCTATCCTCTGTCGCTTCGGTATCCACACAGCAGACCCGTATGTTCATATTCAGGTCAAGTGCCGTAATGGTTCTCACCGCTGGCAGAGCAATTATGAAGTCTGTAAGCGGTGTGGCAAACGCCTGAGAAAAATCCGTATTGTGAAGGAGCGTCCGTGATGAAGTGGAAAAGGATTAAGTGTTTCCTGACTGGTGGACACCGCCTGTACGATAAAAACCTTCAAACCATTCATGACACAAATGGGTATCACTTCATTAACTACTGCGTGAAGTGCGGTAAGGTGTTCGCTGCGTTCATGGCGGAAGCTGAATTGAATGGCCTGATCAACCGAGACATTGAGCAGTTCAGAAAGGAGAGATTGCATGATCGCAACGACTGAGGAACAACACCTACTGGAAAAGTGGCAGAAGAAGCTATGTTTGCAGGAGTGGCGCATAAAGCTCGTCACTCACCTTCGCCCCGAAGAAATGTCCGTCAGTAATGCGGCTGGGTGTACGGATTGGTCGGAGTCCATCAAGACCGCCCGTATTGAGATCATCAATCCCGCCTGCTACGGCGACCGCATTGTACCGTTCAACTTTGAAAAGACATTGGTGCATGAGCTGTTGCACCTGAAATTCTCTTTCTGGTGTCAGGACGAGTACAGCGTAGCTGATAGGCTTATGCACCAGATGATTGACGATCTCGCAAGAGCTTTGACGGAAGGTGACAGCGATGAAGACTGAATATTGCCCCGATTATGTGGGCGTTGCCTGCGTTGATGGCACTTGCCCTGTTGCCAACTGTGAAGAATACGCTGAGCGGTGTATGCCTGTCATTTCATGTTGCCGGGACTGCTTCTATTATAAGGGCTGTGAAGACTGTGCAATCTCTGACGATTGCAACCGAATGGAGGATAAACATGAGTAAAAAGTGTGTATGCGGTAACGAAATGTTCACCGTCTTCATGTGCCGCAAGTGCGAACACCTTCTGTATGTCGAGGAAGACGAGAATTTTCCTCAGAAACTCGGAAAAATCGCCGCCAAATCCTGCCCCTGTTGCGGTGAACAGGACGAGGGACTGTGGAGACTTCTCGGTCGAGCGGAAGGGTTCGAGGGAACGATTTTCGTGGAGGAACAGGACGATGAATAATGATGCTGTGAGAGAGTTGCTAAACGCCGTTGGCGCTTTGGCTGAAATGTCTCTGAATTTTTACAGGGCTTTACTCAATGCTGGTGCGACCAAAGAGGAAGCCTTTGTTCTCTTGCAGTCTTTCATCTCTGCTACCATTCATGGCAACAAGGAGAAAAGCGATGAAGACTGAGAAAAAGAACCTTCGCCGTATTTCCATCGTAGTCACGGCACAGACCAAGGGCAACCTCGAACGGCTGGCGGCGGTCTGCGGCTACTCGGAGATCGGTCGGGTGGTTGACAAGCTCACCCGTGAAAAGATGATTGCCCTTCACGACTTTGAAAGAAAGGAGAAGTACCATGAATGATGTAATGGAGCAAATCAAAACGCTTTCTGCCACCTTGGACGAGGAAACCACCCGTTTTCACCCTACCGGCAGATTGTTACTACTGGGTTCCTACGAAAGCGTATTTCTGAAAGCGGTCAAGCGCAAGGCCGATCTGTTAGGCATTGACTGTGACCTCACTCAATACCCCTGCCCTCCATACAAGGCCGTGGTAGTGGACAGAGAAACCGTCCCGTCTGACATTAAGCTCGCCGCCGAGGTTGACATTGACCACTCCTACTCACAGGGAATGTCATCGGTGTCTCAGGCAACTTTGGCGCTCCTGTTGGCATTGGACTTGGTTTACGCCAAGGACATTACCATCGTAGGTCGGGGTCACGCCGTTCAGAACTTGGCAAAGTACCTCACCCTCGACAACGCAACTGTGACGGTGGCGCACTCCAAAACCAAGAGTCTCTTGCAAGCCACGATGAACCGTGATGTGGTGATCTACGCCACGCCGACTATCACGAAGGACATTTCCTACAACACCCGTGATCTGGTCATCGACCTCGGCAATAGTATTCCCCACCCTGACCGCTTCAATTGCCCCTATGTGAACAGGATTGGTCAGCTCACCGTGAGTGTGTTGCTCAACCGCTTTGCGAGAAAGGAGCATAGAGCATGAGTGACATTCTGACAACTATCGCCGCCGTTGAATGGATTGTTGTAGGCTGCCTATTCCTCTGGCGACTGCGCCACTGGAACCGCCGCTTTTCGGAACTCTATGACGAGCTGCGAAAGGAGATCGACCATGAATAAGGAAGACGCTCACATTGTCATAGCTATGGCAAATCACAACATGAATGTCACCGATGTTGCTCGTGCTATTTTCGCACACAGAAATACCGTTCTCTATCACTTGGACAAGGTGAAGCGGCAGACCGGGTTAGACCCTCGGCGGTTCTATGATTTGGTCGAGCTGGTGAAGATGGCGCAGGAGGTGTTGGAAAATGGGTCTTGATATTACGGTCATGGAACGCAAAGATGTTCGCTGCCCTCATTGTGGTGAGGTCATCACCACGGTAGATGTTGCCAGCACCGACAGCGGTGGTCGGCTTTGGTACGACTTTCTGGAAAGGCTCGGTTACTATGTTCCCTATGAGAAGCGTACCAAGGAGAACGACTGGTACGGCAAGGACATGGTTCTTGACAACGAGCAGGCAAAGCAGCTCACCGACTATGCCGTGAAGAAAGAGGTCTACAACTGGGACGGTGTGGAGTGGATTGTGACGGAAGCACTCGCTCATGGGAACAAGGTGGTCATTAACGCCGACTGGTAGTTAGGTGATAAAGGTGATAAAGGTGAGTGTTTCTGCAAAGACTTTTTTTCAAATTGGCGTGTTTTGAAAAATTGTTTTTCGTATTTTAGGTGAGTTAGGTGAGTAATCGGGCATAAATGCCTATAACTCTCTCTTATACGCGCGTATATAGAAATAGTTATAGGGAAATGCACCCGATTACTCACCTTTATCACCTTGGCGACTTTGAAAGGAGAAAACAACTATGGCAGATGAAATTGTGAAAAAGCGCACTCGGCCTGATCGTAAGGAAGCCCTGAGCGTTCATACAGAGCCGGGTGACAACAGAAAATATCTGGAACATTCGATGGTCATGTTGGATTGGCCTGATGTGAATGTAAGAGAACCTGAACAGGTCAAAGAGCGTATGGGTATGTACTTTGCTCTGTGCGCTCAGGACGATATGAAGCCCTCGGTTGCTGGTATGGCATTGGCTTTTGGAGTTGATAGAACGACTCTATGGAAATGGGCAAATGGAGTGGATAGTAAGACTTTGCCCACGGAAAGCCGCAACCTCGTTAAAAAGGCGTACCAACTTTTGAACGCACAAATGGAAAACTATATGCAGAATGGGAAGATCAATCCGGTTGCTGGTATCTTCCTGATGAAGAACAACATGGGCTATGCGGACAAGCAGGAGGTCGTGTTGACACCCAACCAGCAGCTCGGAGATCAGGTTCCCGCTGAGGACTTGGAGAAGAAGTATCTCGAAGATGTGGTGGGTGCGTCCAGCGACTATGACCCGGAAGACTGAGCGACTTTCACGACTTTTGCGACTATGGCTTACGACTATGCCGAGCGACTTTGCGACTTTCGCCCGAACGACTTTACGACTTTGACAGAGCTGCCGATCTCCTCACGGGGTCGGCGGCTTTTCCTTTTTTTTTGGCTGATCGGCGGCGGGTTCCACCGGGGCGGCGTGGGCGCTGCCGGGGTTCCGGCCTGATCTGAAAGCAAAAACATTTTTCAGCCCTTTATATTGTATAGCTGCCGTATTTGCAAAAAATCTTGATTTTCTTTTGTATTTACGCTTGACAAGTAAATGCAAATATGCTATCTTGTATTTACCGAAAGGCAGTAAACGCAAATTGAATTTTGAAAGGGGTTTGCATTATGAAAATTTATGATCTGCCTGTTATGGGTTATGAACGGGCAAAGAGTTTTTACGGAAAGGCAAAAATCATTGAAACGGACAACGGCGAAAAAGTTTTACAGTCCTACAATACTTTTGTTTGCCGCATCACGGCGGCGGGGCGGTTCGTTCGTATGTGGGGCGGTTATTCTGCTACCACAATGCGCCATGTAAATAGTTTTCTTTCGTTCTATGATATGAACGGCGGCGGGAAATCGTGGTGGGATATGCAGCCGGTAGAAACGGAAAAGCCGAAAGCGGCGGATATGACCCCCGCCGAAAGTTTGAAAGCTATGTGTAACCGCCGTGCAGCTAACAACATGAATTATTGAAAGGGGTGTATTAAATGAAATTCAAGACAACACAAAAGGCAATCAGGGCGAATTACAATAAAATTATTTGCGTTCCCTATTGCGGATTGCAAACCCTTTTGAATTATGAAACCCCCGTTGCGTACACAGTACGCCGTGAGGGGTGGGCGGCTGATATTTACGATATGGGCGGCGGGGTTGCCATTGTAACAGGCTATGCCCCTTTCGGAAATATTCGCCCATCTTATGAATTGCGTGAACGGTATGAAACGCAAGCCGAAAAAATCCGCTATGATTATAGCCTTTCCTATGAACAACAGCGGGAAAGCCTGAAAAGCCTTGCAAGGGATTTTATAAAGGGGGTTTGCAATCATGAATAAGCGTGAATACTGCGAAAGCCGGGAAAGCATTGCATACTATAGCGGCTTGAATGGGCTTGAAATCAAGGGTATTGAACACGGTATAGATGATTTCATTTATTGCGTTTCCGGGGCATGGGGCGGCGGTAAAGCGTTCCACCGGTGCAAGATACAGTACACCCGGAAAGGGGCGGCGTTTTTCCGGGTGCATGGGTATAGGGTTCCACTTGATGAATGTATTAGAATGGGGGTTTAATTATGAATTACATTTTCAAAACAACGGCAACAATGAAAGAATACAACAATAAAAAGTGGTACATTGACGGCGGTATTGTTTCAGATATGCGTATAGATGCGGATAGCGTGGAAAATGCGCTTGAAATTTACCGGGAACGGGTGGAAAAAAAGCATTGTATCACTATTTCCAAAAATGCCATTAAAAACAAGTCGGAAATGTTCGTTGATCTATCAGACGGGGGCGCAAAACAAGTTGGTTATGTTATCACGGGTAAAACAGAATTTGACAAGGGCGATTATGCCGGATATAGCACACAATATATTGATCTGTGGGTGACAATTCTAACCGTTGTTGATACGGTATTTTAATAGGGCGGTGAAAGCGTGTATTTGATTTTATTATTGCTTTTGCTGCCGGTGCAAATCCTGATTGAAATATTGAAATTGAATAAGTGAACGCCGCCCCGGTGCTATTCCGGGGCGGTTGTTTTTTGTGCTTTTTCGGCCTGTTTGGGGCGGCGTGAATGGGTGACGGGGGCGGGGGATATGCCAGCGGCAGCGAGGGCGGGGTGAGCTGAAAAATACCCGCAAAAAATAAAAAGACTTATTTACACTTACCTATTGACAATTACATTTACCTATGCTATCTTATATGCAAGAGGTGATCTTATGATGACATTCAAAAACGCAATCGGCTATATCCGAGTCTCCACCGAGCGACAGGCCGATGATGACAAATACGGTATCGAGGTTCAGAAGCAGGCCATTCTTCTCTACGCTAACGATAACGGTTACAATATCGTAGACTGGAAGGTCGATGAAATCAGCGGTGCGAAAGATGACCGCCCCGGCCTGAACGAAATCCTTTATGGGGACGATGTAAGCAACCCTCCTTATGAAGCGGTGATCGTATTCAAGAATGACCGTGTGGCTCGTGATACCAAGCTGTACTTCTACTACCTGTATGTGCTGGAAAAGAAGAACATCAAACTTCTGAGTACGCAGGAGAGCTTCACAGAGGGTAGCGAGTTTGCCAACATCTATCGTGCGCTGTTACAGTTCGTGGCAGAGCAGGAGAGAAAGAACATCGCTCTGCGAACCGGCAAGGGTCGTTCCATCAAGGCTTCCTGCGGTGGGTACAGCGGCGGTCGCCGTCCCTACGGCTACAAGGTGGTTGATGGTGTTCTCACCATTGACGAGCAGGAAGCTCCTATCGTGAAGTTCATCTTCGAGAAACACGAAGACGGCGTTTCCATGCTGGGTATCACGGAGCTGCTGGAAAAGGCGGGATACCAGACCCGTTCCGGCAAGCGGTTTCAGGTGTCCACCATCAAGAGTATTCTTGGCAACCGCCCTCTGTACGAGGGTATGTATAAATACGGCGACATGAATTGGGTTAAAGGTGTTCATGAGCCGATTTTGAAGACGGAGTGTTAAATAAATATGAAAGATCTTTATGGACTTCGCAGTGAAGACATAGATATGCTCAAACAGGCAGGTTACGGTGATGACATATTCTATGTTGGAAATTATGGAATATCCGATGTAACCGGAGAGCAACTTTTCTTTATTTCGTTCTATACTTCCGAGCAAAAGAATAAAGCCTATAAATATCTTTATGAAAGTAAATGAGGGGTAAGAAAGGTTGGGTGAAATGAAAAAGATGGTGTGGCTGATAGGGCTGGCGGTCATCGTGGTCTTCTTTCTGGTCGGGTGTTCTAAGAAGGACTCGGCTGAACCTATTGCTTGGGACTCGGCTCTTTCCGAAGCCGGGTTCACCGATGACGAGATCGCAAGCTATCGGGAAGTGTTTGACACCGTAGGGGTGACTGATTTCCACGATATTTCTATCGTAGATAATGACCCGATGACCGTGATTTGTGGTAAAATTTATGACAGCGAGGATTTACAGCTCAATGTGACGCTGGAAAATCGCCAGATCATTTATGTAGAGTTGGCTGGTATACCTGATACTAAGACCCAAGCCTATTTCAACTGGCGTGGCAAAGTGAAATGGAAGACAGTGAACACGAAAAAAGCAGTTGAGCTATATTCTGACACCGAGGGCGGCTATTTAGGGGTTCTGGATTGGGACAATAAGACGATTTCGGAGTATGAGGGCTGACACCATGAGGTTTTTTCTCAATGTAATCGGATATTTTCTGATAATCAGTTCTATTTTGCTGGTTCTGGCGTTTGTGATACCGAAAATTTTATAATCGGCTTCTGTAAGGGCAGGAGTGTCAGCCATGACGGGCTATCTGTGTAGAAATACACGGGTAGCTCGTTTTTTTTGTTGGAAAGGAAATGCACATGAATTATGAAAAACTCTCCGGCTCTATCCGAGCCGTGATCGACCGGCGACCGGGAGATAACGGAGCGTACAGCGACCTTTTTTCTCTATGCCGGGAGTGGGAAATCAAAGATTTCTCGGCGGCACATAAGGCGAACAAGGAGCTGCTGGCACTCTCCGCCGATCAGGTAGTCCGTGGCGGCGGGGCGAAGTTCTATGAACAGTGGCGGCGGTGTCTTCTCTTTGAAGCGCCCCATGATTTTGATTCCTTCATGACCTACATTGAACTCGACCGCAAGCCGGAAAAACGGTTCTATGCTCCCCGTAAGCACTATCTCAGACCGATGGTGCAGGGGTTTCAAGATGTTCTGGACGGGAAGCTGCGCCTTTTGACGATCTCCATGCCGAAACGAGCGGGAAAGTCTCAAACGGGTATCAATTTTGTGAATATGCTCTCCGGCAAGTTCCCTGACCGTTCGACCCTGATGGAAGGGACAGGTGATGACCTTGTAAAGAGCTTCTACAACGGTTGTCTGGAATACCTGACAGTCCCTAACGAGTATCTGTTCTACGATGTATTCCCGGACGCACGGCTGGTACAGACCAACGCCGACACGAAGACGGTGAACCTGAAAAGCAAGTCCCGTTTCCCCACCATCATGTGTCGTTCCATTGACGCTCGACAGGTGGGTTTGTCCGAAGCCACCAATGTTCTCTATCTTGATGACTGCGTAGAGGGTCGTGAGGAAGCGAAGAACCGCCAGCGGCTTGATGACAAGTGGGAAGTGATCTCCGGCGATATTATGGGTCGTGCCATTGAAGGTACGCCCATGGTGTTCACGGGAACCCGTTATTCCCTGTATGACCCCATCGGTCGTGTGCAGGAACACGCACAGCGGGAGGGCTGGGCTTGGAGAGCGATTGAGATACCCGCCCTCAATCTCGTGACGGACGAGAGCAATTATGAGTATGAACGGGAGGGCAAGAAGGTTTTCACCACCGCCTACTTCCGGGAGCAGCGGGAGCTTCTGAGTGCAGAGCAGTTTGAGAGCGAGTTCCAGCAACAGCCCTTTGAAGCGAAGGGTCTGCTGTTCAGCAAGGACGAGCTGAACTACTTCTTCGAGCTGCCGAAAGACCGTGACCCGGATACCATCATCGCCGTTGGTGATACGGCAGAAAGCGGCTCGGACTCGACTTCCATGCCGGTGGCGATGATATACGGCAGCGATGTGTATATCGTTGATGTGGTCTTTGATGATTCTCCCGCTGAGGTGACGAAGCCGGAATGTGCCAAGTGTCTGATTGAGAATAAAGTCGCTTCTGCTGTTTTTGAGTCCAACAATGCCGGTCAATATTATGCCAGAGATGTTGACCAGATCATTCGTGAGCGTGGGTACTCTGTTGGTATCCGCACGAAGCGCACGATCTCCAATAAGCAGACTCGTATCGAGTTCGCTTCCGACAACATCAAGAAGAACTTCTACTTCAAGCACCCTTCCACCTACAAGCGGGGCAGTCAGTATTGGAACTTCATGAAGGAAGTGACCACCTACACCCGTTCCGGCAAGGTTCCGCACGATGACGCTCCCGACTCCCTCTCCTTATTGGAGAACGAAATTCGTATGCTGTCCGGGGGCAAGGTGGAGGTCTTCAAGCGTCCCTATTGAAAGGTTGGTTTTGACAAATACTGTGGCGAATGGTATGATTAAAGATTAACTATTGACAACCATTGGACACAACGGTATACTTATAGTTAGAAACCAGCAGAAACCAACAAAACGGTATACGAATGAACAGATAACGATAGGGTGGAAAGGAGGTGCTGTAAGTGGGTGCGAGAACGTTGTTTGGTCGCCGTGTGATCTATACCGATGTTGCCGAAATCAATGCCGGGAACATCATTGATGTTCTGCAAAAGGCTCTATTCGTCCATCTGCAAAACAGCGCCGACATTGACTATCTCTATCGGTACTATCGTGGAGATCAGCCCGTGCTTTACCGGGAGAAGGAAGTACGGCCTGAAATCTGCAACAAGGTCGTTGAAAACCGAGCCAATGAGATCGTGTCCTTCAAGGTCGGCTATCTGATGGGTGAACCCGTTCAGTATGTGAGCCGAAGCGATGACGAGAACATTTCCGCTGAGGTCAGCCGCTTGAATGATTATGTTCTCAGCGAGGATAAGCCTGCCAAGGACAAGGAACTGGCGGACTGGTCGCATATCGGCGGAACTTCCTATCGCATGGTGCTTCCTGATGGAGAAGCCGATGTGGAGGAAGATGAAGCTCCCTTTGAGATTTTCACCCTTGACCCCCGCTTCGCTTTTGTGGTCTACTCCACCGCCCTCGGCAATCCTGCCATGATGGGCGTGAAGTATGTGAAGGACGAGAACGGAAACCTGATTTTCAGTTGCTACACCCGTGACCACTACTACGAGGTGGAGAACACTTGGGCGATCATTCGGAGCGAACCTCAGATTTTGGGTATTCCCATCATCGAGTATCCGGCGAATAAGGCTCGGCTGGGAGCCTTTGAGATCGTCCTCCCTCTGCTGGACGCTATTAACACCGTGGAGAGCAACCGCCTTGACGGTGTAGAGCAGTTCGTACAGGCGCTCATGCTGTTCCACAATGTTGACATTAACACCGAGGATTTTCGCCAGCTCCGTGACGAGGGGGCAATTAAGTACAAGGACATTGACCCGCAGTTCAAAGCTGAAATCGAGTATCTGACCTCGGAAATGAACCAGACGCAGACGCAGACCCTCGTGGACAGTATGTATAACACCGTCCTGACGATCTGCGGTATGCCGAACCGCAACGGTGGTTCTTCCACCAGCGATACCGGCTCTGCGGTCATCATGCGTGACGGTTGGTCGGCAGCGGAAGCGAGGGCGAAGGACTCCGAGCTGATGTTCAAGCAGTCCGAGAAGGATTTCTTGAAGCTGGTTCTGCGTATCTGCCGTGACCTGAGCGACTTGACGCTGAAACTCAGCGGTCTGGAAATCCGCTTTACCCGCAGAAATTACGAGAATATCACGGAAAAGGCAAATGTGCTGACTGCTATGCTTGCCAATCCGAAGATCGCCCCGGTTCTGGCCTTTACCCATTGTGGTTTGTTCTCTGACCCGCAGCTTGCGTACCGTATGAGTATGAATTACGCTGAGGAACAGGAGAAAAAGGCCGCTGAACTCGCAACCAAACAGAAGGAGGTTAATCCTGATGGAAAAGGAAATCCGCCTGACCCCGGAAGCGGTCAGACAGATTGAGGAAATCTTGACTACGGGAAAGACCGTTGAGATCGCAGAACGACACGAGAAGGTGATCGTGTGGGCGGTCAGCAGCAAAAAGAAATATGAACAGCCTATCGCATAGGTGATAGGAACAGCCATTACGGGCTACTGATACCGAAAAGGTATTGGTAGCCCTTTTATTTTTCCTTCCAATGCCCTCGGAGTTTTCGGACAGTCCGTGAAAGCTCAGTCTTTTCGGAGATATGAGAAAGGCGAAGACAATGATTTGACCGCCGCAAGGCGTTGAATGGTCAGGGAAGACCTTAATCGCAAACGGGAGACAACCCGTAAAAACGGAAAATAGTGCTGAGTGAACAGCCTTGTTAAACGCAGGAGGTAATCATTATGGCAAAGATCGACACCAGCAAAATCACGGGCTATGCGGAAATGTCTGCGGAAGACAAGCTGAAAGCACTGGAAGCGTTCGAGTACGAGGACAACGTTGCCGAGCTGGAAAAGCAGAAAGCCGCTGTTTCCAAGGCCAACTCCGAAGCCGCTGAGTGGAAGCGCAAGCACAACGCTCTGTTGGGTGAGGACGAGAAGAAGAAGCAGGAGCAGGAGGAAAAGTTCGCCAACATGGAGAAGGAGCTTTCCGAGCTGCGGGAAGCCAAGCGTGTTTCCGAGTTTAAGGCCAAGTTCATCGCTCAGGGCTATGACGAGGCTCTTGCTGAGGATACCGCAAAGGCGATGGCTGATGGTGACTCTGCCAAGGTGTTTGCCAACCAGCAGAAGTTCCTTGACGAGTATGCAAAACAGGTCAAGGCTGACGCTCTGAAAAAGACCCCCAAGCCTACTCCCGGTGCCGGTGGCGGTACTGGCGAGATGGATTACGCCAAGAAAATCGAGGAAGCACGGACAAACGGTGATTTTGCCGCCGTTGCTTACTACACCCGCCTGCAAGCCGAAGCGGAAGCGCAGGCGAAAAAAGAGTAAAGGAGAGTTTTTACTATGGCAGATCAGTTTGCTATGAGTTTCGGGGTACTCAATTACTCCGGTATGCTCTTTAACAAGGGCAACACCCGCACCCCTCTGAGTTCTATCATCGGCGGTCGTGCCAAGACCACGAACCATGTTGAGTTCGTGACCGGTCAGGAGTTCACCTCTGGCGGCGGCGCTCAGCCTGCTATCAGCGAGAGTGCTTCTCTGACCGCCCCTGATGCTACCGTTGTAACCCGTGCGCCGAAGACCAATGTGACTCAGATCTTTCAGGAGTCTGTGGGCATTTCCTACGGGAAGATGTCTAACATGGGTACTCTGAGCGGTATCAATGTGGCGGGTCAGCAGGCCAACCCCATGAACGAGCTGGACTTTCAGGTTGCCGCCAAGATGATGAAGGTCAATGCCGACATTGAGTACACCTTCATTAACGGCGTTTACAGCAAGGCTACTGATGACACCAAGGTCAACAAGACCCGTGGCATGATTCCCGCAATCACCACCAACACTACGGCGATGGCAAAGAAGCCCCTCGGTCTGTGGGATATTGCCGACATGGTGAAGAAGATTTACGGCGCAAACGCTCCCACCGATGGCCTGTGCCTGTGGTGTGACGCTGTGACCCTGTTCCAGATCAACGCTGACGCTGTTCAGAACGGTCTGACTGTGGTTCCCGCTGCCCGTAACATCAACGGTATCTCCCTGTCCAGCGTGGTCACGCCCATCGGCGTTGTCTACCTGTACCTTGGCGAGTACCTGCCTGCCGGTACTGCCCTACTGCTGAACCTGAGCGTTCTGGCTCCCGTTTATCAGCCTGTCCCCGGCAAGGGCAACTTCTTCCTTGAGCCGCTGGCGAAGACCGGCGCTGGCGAGAAGTATCAGCTCTTTGGTCAGATCGGCCTTGACCACGGCCCTGAGTGGTTCCACGGTAAGTTTACCGGTATCTCTACCGAGTTTACCGCTCCCACTTACAGCCGCAGCGTCTTCATCGCCAATGACGCAAACAACCCGGTGAACACTAAGGCCGTTGCTGGTGCCTAAGAACGGCGCAGGGGCAAAACAAATATTTTAGAAAGGAAAGGTGGAAAGCATGACGGACGCTGAGAAGTTGAAAATGGTGAAAGCCATGACCGGCGAGACAGACGAGGACACGCTTTCCACCTACCTTTCTATCGCCGGAAATAAGGTGTGCCGCAGAGCATACCCCTTTGACCCCACCGTGACCGCTGTTCCTGACCAGTACGCTCACATTCAGGTGGAGATCGCCGTGTATCTGCTGAACAAGCGGGGGGCCGAAGGGCAGACCACTCACAGTGAGAACGGTATCTTCCGCTCCTATGAAGACGGCGATGTGCCGCCTACGCTGCTGAGGGACATTGTTCCCTTTGCCGCTGTGATGGGAGGTTGAGCGCATGAGGACGCTGAACCGCAACAAATCGCCCTTCTGGTATCTGCTGTATGACCGCAAGGTTCCCGTCAAAGACGAGTACGGCAACGAAACCGGCGAGGAACTGGTGGTTTACAAGCCTGCCGTGGCGATGAACGCCAATATCTCGGCGGCGACCGGCTCCGCTCAGGTGGAGCAGTTCGGTAATTTCGCAGGGTACGACAAGGTGATCGTCACCGATGACCTGAGCTGCCCCATTGACGAGCATACCGTGCTGTTCATTGACAAAGAACCGCAGTATGACGAGGACGGGAAGCCGCTCTACGATTACATGGTCAAACGGGTCGCCAAGTCCCTCAACTCCATTTCCTATGCGGTCAGTAAGGTGACGGTATCGTGAGTCAGACGATCAATATTCCGCTCTCCGGGAGAGGGATTGAGCGGCTGATACGGGAAGCCGAGAACCGGAAGAACCGGCTTCAAGAGCGGACTGCGGTCTTTCTTGACCGGGTGGCGCAGGAGGGCATGGAGAGAGCTTCTGTCAAGTTCTCGCAGGCCGTTTATGACGGCACGAACGATGTTTCCGTGACGGTGGAACCCCGTGGGAACAATGTTCGAGCGGTGGTGGCGACAGGCGGGGCTACCCTGTTCATTGAGTTCGGCACAGGCGTGACCTACCCGGACGATCACCCGGAAGCGGAAGAACTCGGTATGAAGCGTGGCGAATACGGTCAGGGTCACGGCAAGCAACACTCCTGGGGTTATTACGACGACCCCGGCACGAACGGAGTGCTGAAAGAAAAGAAGAACGGCGGGTTCGTGGTCATCACTCACGGCAATCCCGCCAATATGCCGATGTATGAAACGGTAAAGGAGCTGCAAGACCGGCTCACGGAGATTGCGAAGGAGGTGTTTTCATGATTGATGTGGAGAGTCAAATCTACACGCCGATTGCGGAAGCCCTGAGAGCGCAGTTTCCCGGTATCTTGGTCAGCGGTGAGTATGTTAATGCCCCTACCCGTTTTCCCTATGTGAGCTTGGTGGAGCAGGATAACTACACCACGGAAGCCCACATGGACAGCGGCGATACGGAGAGGTTCGCTACGCTGATGTACGAGGTGAATGTCTACTCCGACAAGGCAGGCGGTAAGAAA